CGCAATCAAACTTTATGATATACCCTTGCGCATTTCCAGAAACGTTTGGCATATCTATATTAGAAAGTCTACTGTACAATACTCCGGTTATTACTTGTAGATTTGGTGCAGCAGAAGAAGTAGCACTAGAAGGTGCCAGCTACTTAATTGACTATCCCGTCGAGCCCAATGGCTTATTTCCAGATGTTGACCGGGCACAGCAAATTGACCGTTTTGTAGCAATGACAGTGCAGGCATATAATGATACCTACCTACATCAACAAAAACAATACTACTGCAATATTGTAAAATCTGTAGCAGGATGGAACTCAGTGGCCTTGCAATGGCAGCAATTATTTTTTCAACGCACTGGAAGATACTTGTCTAGGCATCAGTACCAACAGGTAACAAAAATAAATCGACAGGTGCATAAAGTTTGGCAGCGAAGATACCACAATACTGTTGAACTAGAACACTATAAAACTGGATCTGAGCAAGAGATAGTTGTTGTAAGTACATTTTATAATTGTCAAGACTACATATCACGCTGTATAACCAGCGTAGCTGCACAGGACTATGATAACTACCGGCACATTTTAATTGACGACTGCTCAACCGACAATACTGTAGATGTTGTGTTGGCCACGCTAGACAGTTTGCCAGAATATCTGCGTGAACGTTTTGTTATTGTGTACAACAATGAGCGCCTAGGTGCTGTGTATAATCAAGTCACTGCTATTAGGGAAATCAACAACCCCAATGCTATAGTAATGATCTTAGACGGTGATGACAGCCTAGTAAACGATAATACCATATTTAATTACTACAACGGCATCTATGATGGCACTACTGAATTTACATATGGCTCGTGCTGGAGCATGGCTGACAACATTCCATTGATCAGCCAACCCTATCCCGCGGCAGTTAAGCAAACTAGAAGTTATAGGCAGCATCGCTTTAATTGGATACTGCCATATACACACCTAAGAACATTTCGGCAGCAATTGATACGGAATATACCTGACAGCAATTTTCAAGACTCGGCAGGCAAGTGGTTCCAAGCCGGCGGCGATGGATCAACATTCTATAGTTTAATCGAAGCTGCTGATCCTGACAAAGTCAAATGCCTACAACAGATAGTTTACAATTACAATGATATGAATCCACTAAACGACTATAAAGTAAATGGTCAAGAACAAAATGCCGCAGCACAGGCAATTGTTAACCAGCGCCTAGTAAAAAAGTATTCTATTGTGGTTCCTAGTATGTGGCGTGCCCGGGACCAGTTTGTTAAGTTTGTTGATCAATTGTGCCAACACCCCGCAGTAGACGAAATCATTATAATTGACAATGCCCACGATCACACCCCGCCAGAACTCCAGCATGAAAAGATACACATTTTTGATTTTGATGGTAACATCTATGTTAATCCAGCTTGGAACTTTGGAGTAGAAATTAGTCGCAATGATAGAATATGTATAGTCAATGATGATGTTACCTTTGATTTAGATTTGTTTGAGCGGCTGCAATATTTGATTACTCCTGCTGCTGGGGTATTTGGTCTATGTCCGGGCGTAGCAGAATTCAATCAGGCCGCGGTCACTGATGGCGCCATAGAAATTGTACCATGGACTGACCAACACACATATGGATTTGGTTGCTTGATGTTTTTACATAAACAATCATGGCAACCAATACCAAAAGGACTAGACATCTACTTTGGTGACAACTATCTATTTGATTGGCAACTAAGCCTTGGTAAGACCAATTACCTTATTACCAATTTAAATTTCTATACACCATTTGCAGTAACCACATCAGACACTGCAATAACTGCTGGATTTTTGGATAGAGAACGCATAGTGTATCAACAGGTAAAACCTGTAATTTTACCTAAACCAGCAGAAGCTGTAATGGTACAAACTACTAAAAAGAAAAGAATACTGATTGCTATACCCACAGCAAAATACATAGAAGCAGCCACTTTTAAAAGTATATATGATTTAATTCAGCCCGATGATTGTGAGATTGTGTTTCAATACTTTTTTGGATACCGCGTGGATCAGATACGTAATTTGATTGCTGACTGGGTAGTAAAAGGATTTGACTATTTGTTTAGCGTAGACAGTGATATCTCGTTTGCCCCTGACACCCTAGTTAAATTGTTAGCGCATAATAGAGACATAGTGTCGGGACTGTACATACAGCGTATACCTGGGCAACAAATATTAGAGTTATACGAAAACAACAATCATGGTGGGGTATCAAATGTAACCTATACCAGTCTACGTGGGCAGGGATTGGCAGAAGTAGCTGCATGCGGATTTGGGTGTGTGCTAGTTAACTCCCGAGTCATGACGGCAGTGGGATACCCGCAATTTGAATATCATTCAGCAATTGATCACGCAAATACAGTGTCTGAAGATTTAGATTTTTGTAGGAAAGCCGTTGCCCGCGGATTTAAAATATGGGCAGATACAACAATTATTTGTCAACACACAGGCCACTATGTGTTCGAAGTTGACACTAAGGTATAAATACTTTTATGAGATTCAGAGAAACTTTTACTTATTCTTTTCACCCCAAAACTGGACTAGAAATCTATGAAAAAGGGCAGCACGTTGTGCATCAACCACACGATAGTGAAACTGGCCGTCCATTTGAAGATGTAGCTCATGCAATTGCTTGGGCAGAAGAACATTTCCCCGAGTACTTTACTCCCTAGTTTACATAGTCCCAGGGTCAACAATGTTGTTGGCTTTAAATGCCCAAGCTCGTTCTTGGCACTGCCAGCAGTTGTTACATCTTAATAATTTACTTTCAGTGCAGGTGTGCGTGATCTCGGCTGCTTCGTGAAACCCAATATCTTGTGCTAGTTTAACTATGTCTTTTTTAGTAAAATCAAAAAATGGTTGTACAAATTGATCCACTGGACTTTTAATACGATCAGGACCATTTAATAGATGCTCTGGGTTAGTAGTATCGCCTAACAACAAATAGTCACACTCACGCTCAGCATCCATAAGTCCACTCAATACCTGCCGACTATGGTGCAGATCTGGATCGCCTACTAGCGTGATGTTGAGCTTGGTATTAAACTTTTTGTTCATCCAATTTACTATTCTTATAGCATGATCAATACTTCCATCGTGCCTGGGTACAGTAAATATTCTAATTTTTGTATATAAGTTTTCTCTCCTTGATATACCTATGCATAGATATAATAGCACGGTACTATCGAATCCTCCGCTGGCCAGCAAACCAACAGATTTTTTGCTTGATAATATTTTTATTAATTGCTGCTCAATTTGATTTAACATAAATTACGCTATTGGTGTTGTTTGTGCTTGAATTGCAATCGCAATTTTATTTACTACCTCTGGTAGACATAGAGTACGCCATACTCCAGGGTGTAATGGTTTGGGATACTGTTCTAATGGAGCCCAAGAGTAGCCAATGTGTTCTTCATTTAATTCAGGTATAAATTCTTGTTCTACTGTGATTAAGAATGTTGAATAAGTAAAATTTTCGTTGGTACTGGTAAACGTTTCAATTGGAACCAGTTTGCATCCACGTATGATGCCACCTAGCTCTTCTTCAATTTCTCTTGACAGTGCTGTGCTGGCTAACTCACCCTCTTCAATTTTACCACCAGGTAATCCCCATGTGTTGGCATACTTGTTGCCAGCACGTAGTAAAAACAAGTAACGATTTGTTTTAGTACAATAAATTAATGCACCGGTGCCTTGTATCACAGAACCAATCTCCAGTAACCACCGTCGTATACGCCCTCGACACTCTTGGTCCACTCGCTATTTTCCCAGCGATACTGTGTGCCAGTTGTTAAGTTAGTGACATACTCGGTGCTGGTTATTGTTTTTGCAGAAAACACAACCACCCAATGCAGCCCATTAAATTCAATGATATCATTTTCGTCTGCTACTAAAGGTGGAGCCCCATTAAAATTCCAGGCTGGCGAAAATTCAGAATCGTTTTTGGCGCCAATGGCATGTAACAACAAGTATCTAGTACCAGTTGCTGGATTTAGCAATTGTGCGTTTACGTTTATGTTTAATGGATTGATTATAGCAGTAATTGGGTCAAGTGTATTTGTTGGTAAAGTATCAATGTGCGGGGTAAACAACAATAATGATTCGTCAGTTGGGTGGTGTGCAATAACTCCAATAACTTCGCTGTTATTACTTTGTTTTAATCTAATTTGACTAATCCCGTTTTTTATTTTTCCATATTGATCTAGTACTGCAACCCAGCTATGGCGCAATCTCAATTGGACTTCTAAACTTAAATTCACCGAGCCAGTGATATCACTTTTCTTTAATATTTTTAAAGTATTGCCTTGGTATATAATACCATAATTTGAAAATGTAACAATTTTTTGTGTTAGTAAATCGCCAATTGGTCCTTGATTAAAATCTACTAGGTTTCCGCCGGTGTCGTACATTGAATTTATAACAGCCTGTACAACCCCCAATTTTTTAACTTTAACTGGTGGGCTAATCCAAATTGGCAATTCAAAAGTCAACGAGGCTATATCGATAGGTTCCTCAGTCCCGGCCGGAACAGCTCTATTAGACCAATCAATATTGGTCAGTAAAACATAACTCAAACTGGTCCAATCAATGTAATTGTCGGTACTCTGTATTTCAAATGCCGGGTTAAACAAAACCATTATTTGTTCAAGCAGCATGAGTTTTTGCTCAGTATTACTAGTCCATACATCTACTTTAAGTGTCAACCTGTAGGGCACTGGCATTAATCGTTCAACAGTAAATGCATCGCCTTGTTGTCCGGTTGGGAGTCCGGTGACTGGATCCGTGGCTTGAGTACGTATGTTTACTTTGCTAACATGTGTTGGTTCTTGAACTCTATCTCTGTCATAATTGAATGCACTTATATGCACTGCCATGGCAGGTACGCTTTTTATTACATTTTCACTATTGCCTCGTAAAATTTGACTGGCCTGTCTACTAGCATCACCATAGAATACCGGCACCTGTTGCAACACCTGCTGGCCCTCATCGTCTAATCCCATTTCAACTTGAAAATTACTGATTATACGGATAAACTGTTGTAGGAATCTACGTACCTGTCGATCGTAAAAAAAAGTATTATGATATGGAGTAGTCATTAATTATCTGCCCTTGGTTTTAATGCAGTACTCAGTCCTTGGCGTTCTGGTCGTTCAATTCCTGCCGAATCGTTATAAGTGTTAGCATTATTAACAAAACTATTTTTCAGTGTTTGATTATTGGTTGCTCCCGGAGTTAAGTTAGTGCGTACTGCATCTTCTATTTTAACCCAACGTTTGCCGTCATATCTGAATAGCCGATTGGGTGTGTAGTCAACTCTCAAACAGTAATCACCAATATTTGGTTCATATGGGAAATTAATACCCGAACTAACTGGTACGCTATTAGGACCTTCGCCATCACCTGTCATGTAGCCAGACACTTTAGCAGTTGGTGTTGCTCTTGCCTTGTCGGCAGTAGTTGAAGTTGAAGTAGCATCAATTGCGCTTTCGTTATCTGCACTTAGTCCACTTGGATCTCCAAGGCTACCATCTGCATTAACGGGTTTAACATAAATTACAGAAGTGTCATATCCACTCTTTGGTAGATCAACTTCGGCTTGGTCAATAATGGCTTGGTTAATTTCACTGTATCGGTTATAGGTACTCAACAAGCTGCCCAATGTACCGACTGGTACTTCGTCACCGGCTGCATTGGTTATGGTTTGTATTTGGTTTATGATGTCTTTGTACTCTTGACTGTCAACCAATGGATTGATCCTGCAACGCCATAGATGTGGCCACCAAGTTGGACTGTAACCTTCGCTGCTCTTGCTAGCATCGCCTACAACAAAAAATCGCTTGAGTGCAACTGGCACATCAGTTAATGCTTCAAAATCTTTAAGATGCAATAGCTCAATGACATCGCCACTCATGATTCTGCGTCCCAGCGATGACACCATGTCATTGATGTGGAAAGTTATAAACACTGTACCAGTTTGCAGGAACAAGCCAAATTGCTCTAGGCTAAAATCACTGTCGCTGATTTGGTAGATACCTCGCATGCTATACACGCTGGTATCGTATTTGCGATCTCGATTTTCTAAAAACAAGAGATCTTGTATGTTGCGCTCGCTTTGATTGGTATAATTTGGAATTTCCTTATTGTCCAAACCTGGGTTGTTTTTAGTGCCCAAATATTTGTGTACAAGTACGCCAGTCCCACCCATGGTGAACATTTCACTGATTCGGCGATCAAAATAGTTGTAATCATTTGAGTGATTATCGCGCCAAAGGCTTAAACGTGGCATAAAAATGGATCCTTATTTGATATTTAGCCCGGTTGACACAGCCCGCAATATCATATATAATACATTATGGACACAGAATTTGAACAGCGACTCCGAACTGTAACTAGTTCAATTTCAGTTCTCAAAGACCTTAAAGCACGTCGGGAATTAACGACCATGCTGAATACAGTACTACGAGCCTACACTGAGGTCAGTCGCGAAGCAGTAGAGTGTCGGCGCTTACACAAACCTACTGCTCGTTATATAGAACTGACTACTAAGTGCGAAGAATTATTAGCAGAATTAGAACAATACGCTACATTTGGGCTGTTGATCTATGGTTGACAAACGGGCAGAAACAGTGTATAATAACAGAGTTCCACTACATTAGGAGTACATGCATGGCAACAGTAGCTGGTATTAAGATTGCAAATAAAGTTAAAAAGACACGCAATCCCATATTTTTTGATGAAAAGTACACAGGTCCCGAACCAGCTTGGGACACTGAACGTGCTCGAGATATGACAGATGATGACTTTGATCATCACCTGCGTCGCAGCTTCTACTACTACAATTATTACTACAATCAAAAAGAAACTAAAAAGTATGTGGTAGAGTGGATGAAGTCTGTTGCAGATTTTAGTAAACAAGAAGTTAAAGCATTTGAGCGTGCCGCAGATCGTAGCATTCCAATGACAGTGTGCAGCCTTGTAATGGCACATCGTGCTGGCATGCCCTTCCGCCCACGTCACATTGAGTTCATGACCAAGATGATACTGACTGCAATTGGCACAGCCGAACCCGAAGCAGTAGTTGCAGAAGATGCAACAGCAAAAACAGAAGCATATCGTCCCACTATCCAGGATCGCCTAAATGAAAAGACCAGCGAACTACTTGGTGAACTTGAAGGGCGCTATGATGATGTGTTCAGCAACGTAAAAAGCGACTTCAAGCCTTACGACTTCTTTACTAGCCACAGCGTGGCACAGAGCCAGCTGGGCAAGTACCAAGTACTGTTTCAGAAACATCGTGATGAACTGGCCCGGGCACAATCTAAAGCAGATGATCAACTGGTGGAAGGATATCGATTCCTTAAGACTGCAGACTATCGTCGAATCCTCAGCTGGCTAGATGCCTTGCTGGCAGCAATTGAACAGTATCGTGATGTCAAACGTGCCACCAAGCGTGTGACCCGTGTCAAGAAGGCGCCTGCCAAGGACAAGGTGGTAGCACGTCTCAAGTACGCAAAAGAGAACAAAGAGCTCAAACTGGTCAGTATCAGCCCCGTAGACATTGTGGGTGCAACTGAGCTGTGGATTTTTAATGCCAAGACACGCAAGCTGGGACGTTATGTTGCAGCCAGCTATCAAACGCTGAGTGTCAAGGGCACCAGCATTTTGAACTTTGATGAGCAAAAGAGTGTGGCCAAGACCTTGCGTAAGCCAGCAGACCAACTCAAAGAGTTTAACAAAGCAGGCAAAGTGGCCCTGCGTACATTCATCAAGGACATACGTGCTACAGAAATTCGCCTAAACGGGCGCATTAATGAAGATACTGTACTGCTCAAAGTACAATAGCTGATGCAGGTATCCTGTTCTGTGCTAAATACACAAACAGGATACCAACATGGCGACACTTAAATCCGGATTAAAAAACAACACACTTAGCCTAGTCACAGATAATCTTGGTGGCCCGGGCCAAATTGAGTTTGATGACACACAACTAGAATCGCTTAACATCAAGCGAGCCGAGATTGTTGATTACATTAGATTGCGTCTTGGTGATCAAATTGTTGACGTTGAACTAGACAAAGAACACTACGAGATGGCAATTAATCAAGCCCTGATCAAGTATCGCCAACGCAGTGCCAACAGCCAAGAAGAGAGTTATGCTTTCCTAGACCTATTGCCTGAAGTACAAGAGTACATACTGCCCAAGGAAATCATGACAGTGCGACAAGTGTTCCGCAGAGGCATTGGCAGCGTCACTGGTACTACTGCTAGTCAATTTGAACCATTTGCAAGCGGTTACTTGAATACCTATATGCTGGTTGCAGGGCGTGTGGGTGGATTAACTAATTACGAGTTGTTTGTAGATTATCAGAAGCAGGCCATGAAGATGTTTGGCGGTTTTATAAATTTCTTGTGGAATCCCACTACTAAGAAGCTGACCATCATACGCAAAATACCCAACGCTGGACACAATTACATCAGACTACTGGCACTCAGTGCCAGTGGTCAAACAGTTGGTAGTACTATAACTATCCGCACAAAGGATGCATGGCTTGTCGCGCCCGGCGACAGCATTACCGTTTCCAACTGCCGCATCGTGGGCTACAACAACACCTACATGGTTGATACAGTGGACGGACTGCATACCACCATAACAGTCAAGGCCAAGTTGCAGCTGGAAAGAACCGAAGTAGTCACACAAGATTTGCGCAGTACACAAGTGTGGAGCAACCTAAGTGACGTACCTTCTGAGAACGTGATGTTGCAAATCTATAACTACAAGCCTGATGTTATGTTGTTAAGCGACCATATGGCTTTTCCGTGGATACAAGACTATGCCTACAGTTTTGCTAAACGAATTGTAGGCGAAGCCCGTAGTAAGTTTGGTAGTATTGCGGGTCCACAGGGCGGTACAACCTTAAACGGTGAGGCACTCAAAACAGAAGCAGCAGCCGAAATGGATAAACTTGAAGATGATTTACGTAGATACGTAGACGGTGCGCAACCCATGTGGTGGATTACCGGATAACTTGACAAACTAACATAAAACTGTAATAATGCTACTACCGGGAGAAACGCATGATAGTAGGGCTAGTAGGATTCATTGGTTCAGGCAAAGACACAGCAGCAGACTATTTGGTAAACTTTCACGAATTCCGTCGTGAGAGCTTTGCTAATACTCTTAAAGATGCAGTAGCACACGTATTCGGGTGGGATCGTACCATGCTAGAAGGGCGCACCAAGCAAGCAAGAGAGTGGCGCGAGCAAGTGGATACATGGTGGGCAGCTCGATTAGGCATGCCTAACTTAACACCGCGTTGGATACTACAATATTGGGGCACAGATGTTTGTCGTAAAGGATTTAACGACGATATTTGGATAGCCAGTTTAGAAAACAAACTACGTACTGCCACAGACAATATAGTTATTAGTGATTGCAGATTCCCCAATGAAATAGCTTCTATTAGAGCACAAGGTGGTAAAATTTTATGGGTACAACGTGGCCCATTGCCTGAGTGGTATGATGCCGCCGAGTCTTTTAATAAGGGACAAAATGGCAATATGAATTGGGCGCTAAGTAGAGCTAAATTAGAAAAGCTAAAAATACACGCCAGTGAAACAGCATGGGTGGGATCACGGTTTGATGCAGTAGTTGATAACAACAGTACAGTAGATCAACTGCACGAAAACATCAGAAGTCTGGTACTAGGACCGATTCCCGCCACGGAAGCTTCAGCCGATGTACTTCTTGCTGACAGTTTAAACATACAGTTTTTAAATTAGCCCAGTTGCTATTACGTAAATCCCCGTCAAGATAAAAAACACGTAATTGTTCTTCGGGGTACTTGGCCTTAAATCCGCATTTTTCGCATACAGGTTTTTTCCTATAGCCAGTTTTAAACCAGCTGGGCGCTGCGGGCTTAATCTTGCGACCTTCACGTAAGCAAACATCGCATTGCTTTCTGTAGTATATCTTCTCCCCCACATGACAATTGACTGCCACAGGCCTAGTTGAATTGCAAGTGGGGCATAGTTTTCTAGTGTTCATAGCTGTATTTATGTGAAACCTTAATTAAGGGCTGCATAACGGTGCCTTTTGTTGAATGTCAAATAAATAATAAAAAGTTCTTATTAAAGGAAAAACACTATGGTAGCTTTAGTTTCACCCGGTCTTAGTATATCAGTTATCGATGAAAGCGCATATCTTCCAACAGCAGTTGGAACAATACCTTTTGTATTGTTTGCTAGCGCCGAAAATAAAATAATTAACAACACAATAGCACCCGGAACATTAAAATCCAATGCTGGTAAAGTATACGGAATCAGTAGCCAACGAGAATTAGTTAGCACATTTGGTGCACCTGAGTTCCTACGCACATCGGCCAATACACCTATACATGGCAATGAACGTAACGAATATGGTCTAATGGCTGCATATAGTGCCCTGGGACTAGCAAGTCGTGTTTGGGCTATTCGTGCTGATATTGATCTAGATCAACTAGTTGGTACCACTGTACGGCCTAGGGGCGAAGTTCCTGATGGAACTAATTGGCTTGATCTAGCCGATACTGCCTGGGGAATTTGGGAATATAATTCTGCTGCTGACACATATTCAGCAGCAACACCATTAAGGATCACAAGCCAAAATGATGCAGAACAAGATGCAGATACGTTGATTTGGATTCCAAAATCCAGTATCGGCACCATTGGCAGCTACTGTGTTGTAGTATTTGATACAAATAACAATATTTTCTACAAAAACAGACAAAATATGTGGGTGCAAGTTGGATCTACACTTTGGCAACGACAAATTGTAACAGTAGCTGGATCTGCAACAACATGTGACTTTACAGCAGGTGCTGATTTTTATTTAAATCAGTTGTTGATTGATCTTGGCGGCGCAACATCAATCAGTGATGTGGTAACATTAATTAATGATAGTATTGTCGCTGCTCCGGGTTTTACTGGAGTCTATGCCGATAAAATAAACGGCCAATTGGCATTCTTTGTTGATAGAACCAGCGCCAGCGACCCCGGTAATATTGATCCGTTGACCAGTGACCCATTGATGGATGGCGCAATTGCAATATTAGACGGTAACAATGGCCCATTGGCGGCACTTGGTTTTGGTGATGGTACTTACTATTGTCCAGATCTATACTATGGCCCATATACTCAAATGCCAAGTTGGAGCACATTTGACGCGGTCCCCCGTCCATCTGACAGTGTTTGGATTAAAACCAGCGCCAATGGTAGTGGAACTAATGTTGTGTTTAAGCAATATCACAGCAGTTTAGGTAAATGGGTTAAACTAGCAACTCCGGTATATTCTGATGGTTATACTGCATTGTATAGTCTAGACCGTTCTGGTGGTGGTAGAAATATTGTAGCAGGATCATTATTTGTCAAATATAATTCTGTTGATCTTTTTAACACTGATCCAACTGCAAGTTATACAATTTATCAGTTGTCGACTGGTGGTGCTATGTCGGTGACTGGTACATCAAGTGGAATGGAATTTATACAAGGTAAGACATTTAACGTAATTGTGTCAGAACCTGGTGCAGAAACTCCCACTAAGTACATGTTAACTAATGGCGGCGTTGATGCAGTGGCATTTGTTTCTACTATACTAGCAGCCAACATACCAAATGTCACTGCTAAAGTAGAAGTTAGTGGATCAATCACTCTTACTCATACCACTGGTGGTATTATTAGTTTACAAAATACATCTGCCGATGAAGATACCATAGCTCTTGCTGGATTTGATGTTGCGTCAAATCCAAATACTTGTATAAATTTTGTACCTGGATTGACATCAATGGATGTAACACTAACAAACTGGAAACCAGCGGCATACACATTCAGCTCAACAGAACCATATACAGCGCCTGATGATGGTACTATTTGGTATTACAGTGATCCAGCTGCAATTGACATTTTAATTTCTGATGGAACAGGTTGGAGAGGTTACAAAAACGTACCACGTGATGCTCGTGGGTTTAATCTACAACAAACAGATGCAGGCGGCGTTATTGTTAGTGCTAGCAAACCAATTGCACAAACTGATAACAATTCGTTGGCGGCTGGTGATTTGTGGTTGGATAGTGGCGATCTAGAACACTATCCTATGTTGTATCGTTACAGTACAGCCGGAACATGGGTATTGGTTGACAAGACCGATCAATTAAGTCAAAATGGTATTGTTTTTGCTGATGCTCGTTGGGACGCAGATGGGGTAGTAGATCCAATTGGTGCTGCATATCCTAGCGTGGCTGATTTGCAATACAGTGATTATCTTGATCTGGATGCACCCGACTATAGACTATATCCGCGTGGCATGTTGTTGTTTAACACACGCCGTAGTGGTTATAATGTCAAGCGTTATGTTAAAGATTATTTTAATATACATGCATATCCAAACGCTTCGTTACCGTCCATAACAGATGCATGGGTTACTACCAGCGGGCTAAAGAGCGACGGATCTCCCTACGCTGGGCACCATGCTCAACGTGCGCTGGTTGTTGATGCATTAAAAGCAGCAGTAGCGTCTAATTTGGACATTAGAGAAGAAGGTTACAACTTCAACCTATTGTTATGCCCTGGTTATCCAGAACTGGCAACAGATTTGGTATCATTAAACAATGATCGTAGTAATACTGGATTTATTATTGCAGACACTCCAATGAACTTGCCTTCTACAATCACTGACATTACTGCGTTTAACAAAGAACAAGTAACACGTGATGCATACATGGCATTGTATTACCCAAGTGCATTAACTACTGATCTTGGTGGGCACGAAATTTGTGTTCCTTCTAGTCATATTGCATTGCGTACATACATTCGCAGTGACAATCAAAGCTATCAATGGTTTGCACCAGCCGGCACACGCCGTGGACTAGTAGATAACGCCACTGCAATTGGTTATGTTGATAGTATCAGTGGCGAATTCCAGAAAACTGGCATTAGTCAATCTATACGTGATGGATTGTACGAACTTAATATTAATCCTATTACTTTGTTACAGGGAAGTGGTATTGTAGTTTACGGACAAAAAACACGCAACCCAACCACATCATCGTTGGATCGTGTAAATGTAGCACGTTTGGTCAACTACCTGCGTGTAATATTGCAGCCGTTAGCTAACCAGTTCTTGTTTGAGCCAAATGACAAAATTACTAGAGATCAAATTAAAGCAGTGGTTTCTAGTGCATTGAATGATTTGGTGGCCAAACGTGGTGTATACGATTATTTGGTAGTTTGCGATTCGTCAAACAACACATCTGATCGTATTGCTAGAAATGAACTTTACGTTGATATTGCAATTGAGCCAATGAAAGCTGTTGAGTTTATCTATATTCCAATCCGATTGAAGAACCCAGGCACTATAGCTGGTGGTGGAGCATAATAAAGTAGGCAAGTAATCGTGGTTTTAAGGGCCACGATTACACACCAATAATTGGATAAATAAAAGTAACAGGAGAACATAATGGCAGTTGCATCATTAACAAAATTTACAGTACCTTTGGCAAGCGATCAGAGCGCTAGTGCCCAGGGTCTATTGATGCCCAAATTACAATTTAGATTCAGGGCCTCATTTGAGGGTTTTGGTGTAAGTAGTAACCGGGTTGAATTAACAAAACAAGTCGTATCATTTGCTCGCCCGACAGTAACGTTTGGCGACATTGATATTCACGTTTATAACAGTCTAGTTCGATTAGCTGGGAAACCAACTTGGAGCGAAATTGCAGTGGTATTACGTGATGATGCACCCGGTAACGTTACCAAATTGGTTGGCGAACAAGTGCAGAAACAATTTGACTTTATGGAACAAAGCAGCGCAGCCAGCGGTATTGACTATAAGTTTATTACACGTTTGGAAATGCTAGACGGTGGCAACGGTGCTAACGAGCCCGGTGTACTTGAAACTTGGGAATTGTACGGATGCTATTTGCAGTCTGTTGCATATGGTGAAACAAACTATGCTAACAATGAGCCAATACAAATCACCATGACAATGAAGTTTGATAACGCAGTACAAACTCCAGGCGGTACTGGTATTGGTACATACGTTGGCAGAACAATTGGTCAAAACATAACAATGTAATTATTTTTACGCAGTAAAAACCCAGCCTAGCTGGGTTTTTTTGTGGCTAAATAATATATAAGGATTTTTACATATGGCTGGTATATTTGATGATGTAGTAAACTTTGTTGGCAGTACGTTAAAGCAAATTGCCACTGGTGATAGTCTTATGGATTATAAACACGCCAGTCGACTATTTGTTGATGACCAGTACAAGTTGATGCCTAAATTTGGTTACTTGTATCATGTGTTTTTTGATATCAACCCAGGCGCATACCCTGATCCACAAAATCCCAATAGGAACTATGAACTTGGCATGCTGGTAAAAAATGCCAGCTTGCCAAAATTCACAATAGATACTAAAACTCTTAATGCCTATAATCGTCGAAACTTAATTCAAACCAAGATAAATTACGATGGTCTTACTTTTGGATTTCATGATGACTCGGCTGATTTGGTGCGAAATTTCTGGTTTGACTATTATAACTATTACTACCGTGATAGTGATCATACTGAAGATTTGTATCACATGGAACACAAATATCAGGATGTTCGACCAACTGCCTCTTGGGGATATACCCCTAGAAAAACTGATGGAATTCCGTATCTGAATAGCATACGTATCTACAGCCTGCATCAAAAAAAATTCAGTGAATACATACTAATTAATCCTATTATAAAAAGTTTCCGACATGGTGAACATGCAGCTGGTCCGGGCGAAATGATGTCCCATGAAATGATTGTTGAATATGAAAATGTGTTGTACTGTTATGGAACAGTAAGCTCAAATACAGTCAAAGGGTTTGCACAATTGCATTATGATACCAGTCCAAGTCCACTTAGTACTGCTGGTGGCGGCAGTAGAAGTATATTGGGCGCCGGCGGATTGTTAGAAACTGGTAATGATGTTATAGAAAATTTAGCCGAAGGCAACTATGGAGCCGCGGCATTCTTAGCCGCCCGCGGATTTAACAATCTAAGTCATATGAATTTAAAATCTGCGGCTACGTCAGAACTAATGGGTCTTGGTACCAGTATATTGCGCGGCAATAATCCTAGTTCTTCAATATTTGTGCCTAGTCTACCAGGGCTCAGTAACAGCTTAGGTGCAATTGCTACTAATGTTGGCGGCGGGTTTGGTGGCATATCATCTGGCGGCGGTGGCTCTGCTGGACTAATAGCTGGTGCATCGTTGCTTGGGGCATCGGCGCTGAATAAACCTGTGAGATTAAGTAATCAAGAAGTAACTGATGCAACTGCTAGTATAAATGGTGCACCGCAGTCGGCTACTAGCTTCTTAGATCCTGCGCAGCGAGCACAACGAGCAGCAACAACTGGGGCAGAAACTTCGGAATCTAG